GGCCACATGAGGAACCACCTATGGAAATTCTCCCGCGGGACCCAAGTCTTCGAGACGACGCCATCCGTGACGCCAACTCGGAGTACGCATCATCACCCATTGCACATCTCCTGGTGCAGATTAACGGGCTTAAAGCGTGCCAAAAAGCAACCGAAGCGCCTTCGGGCAATGAGGAAGTCAAAAGGCATCTCACGTCCTTGATCGAAGACCGGGTAGCACTTCTGGGTGCAAGCGTTTTAACTCTGAAACGCTATACGGTACCCGTTCCTACTGAGACACGGAGTGATCCTTTCGCTGGGGAGGATATAGAGTAAGGTGGAACCGATATGGCCGGTACACTCCAAAACGTGAGGGGCCTGGTCGGCCTCCCAAATCAGTCGCTACACACCCAACAGCCATTCGTGGCAAGGGGGCATGGCTATGTCGAAAGACACTGACCTGGGGGCGGTCTACGGATCTTACGCTGATGCTCTTCCAATACCGTCTGAACTTCTCCGGCCCTTTTTGGCCCTTGTGGGGAAGTGGACCACTTGCAGCGGTCCAGAGTGGACGGTTGGCCGCCTTAAAGGAGTATACACCGATTTCGTTCGGTGGATGGCTGGCCAAGAAATGGTGACGAGCTGGATCGCGAGGAACCCCAAGGATGATACCCCTTCCGGGGTTATTGGGGGCCTCTATCGATACGCCACCAAGGGGAAAAGGCAGACGTTCTCTGTCATCACCCTATTCCGCGTTTATACTCAAGAGGTGGCATCGGAGCCCCTCCCAGCCCAGATGGACAAGTTCCTGACTGGGGTAAATGCGGAAGATCAGGCGATCCCGCCAGGGATCGAGGAAGGTGTTGTGGCTATGGTAGCCTCTCTTGGAAGGCGGCTGTCTTTAGGCCCGGCGCGTCCCTTCTGGACGTATATGCCGAGTGACAGCAAGCGTGTTCCGTGCCTCGACGGGCGGACGCGTTCAGAAAGTGGGTTCTGGATGAACCAATGGCACGATCTGCACCTTTCGTACTATGGTCAGACTGCAATGAGGAAGTGGAGAACGGTCTTTCATGACGTTCTTGGGTCGTTCGATCCCTCGTACGACTCCATTGGACCACATGGACCCCGCATCGATTCTGTTGGGGCTATAGGGCTCATTCAGGAGCCTGGCCTCAAGTTGCGGGCAGTCGCCAATCCCAATCGGGTATACCAGGTGGCTCTCGAGCCATTGGGTGATGCTCTGTTTTCCCTCCTAAAAGGGCTTCCATGGGATTGTACCCATGAACAGAGTAAGGCGATTCCTCATATACAGCAGCACTTATCCGCTGGCAAGGTCGTTCACTGCGTTGACCTCACATCTGCAACGGACTTCTTCCCCCTCAGATTGCAGTTGTCTGTGCTTCGGGCACTCGTGATTCCGGGCAACCGGGACTACGTGGGACTCTTTGAGTTCCTGTCTAGAGCACCTTGGAGGTTGGGCAAGAGTGTGATACGGTGGTCGAAAGGCCAGCCACTTGGGCTATATCCCTCCTTCGCATCCTTTGCCCTGACGCATGGGTTGCTACTGCTTTTCCTGAACGGGGGGCGTCATGATGACGCTTTCTTCGTCTTGGGTGATGACGTGGTGATCCTGGACGATCAGTTGCATGCCGAGTACATGCGAGCGCTAGGTGAGCTTGGGTGCCCAACGGCCAAGGCTAAAAGTCTTGACTCCCCATTGATGGCGGAGTTTGCCGGTAAGCTTATTACCCAAAAGGCTGTGTTCCCACAGCCGAAATGGCGCGATATGTCGGATGACAATTTCTTGGACGTCATCCGGTTGCTCGGTAAGCAGGCCCTTCGTTTATGTCGTGCGAGGCAACGACGAGTTGCCAAGCTCCTGTGGGAGTTGCCCGAATTCTTGGGCGGACTAGGATTCAACCCACACGGAATCCCCTTGGAGACGCGCTGCTGTAGCGCTTATCAGCTCCTTGGAGTAGACGACAGCGGAGTGTACCTCATGAGCCTTGACGAGCAGCTATCCCGGTTCTTTAATCCGGAAACAGCTACTAACGGCATCCTCCCGCGGCCGCAATGGCGTGGGGACTACAGGATGCCCGACCTCGACCAGAGGTCGTTGGCTCTTACGCTTAGGCACCTCCCACAGTTCCTTATGTGGTACAAAGTGCTTGGGCGCAACCTCTTCGAACTGGTCCCTGGACGGGATGTGTTACCTGAGGTTGGTGGTAGTGGCCGTCAGTCCTTACTGTCGCTTTTAGAGCGGAAGCTGAAACTAACGTAGGCCAAAC